GGCTGATTTTGTACCCCACATAGTTGATTTTACCGTATTGAAAGTAATGGCTACAAAGGCTACAACAATATGGCACAAGAGTCCAGAGATGGCACATATCTTTGCCATCCTGTGCACTCTAGAAGAATATTATCAAGATGACGAGTTCAGAGCAGTATTTAATAATCTGTACCGCCATTATCAGCACCAATATCCACTAGAGGAATTGAACATGGTTGCTTTAACCAAACTACCAGAATTGTTGGAAGAGAAGTTTAAATTTTTCAAGCTATACAACTTGAAAAAGGAAAAGGAAGAGGCTACCAAACGTAATAGAAGGGCTTCTAAATTGGGTTGGAAGAAAAGGCCATAGGAGGTGTTAAAATGGATTTTGATACAGTTATTGAATTTTTAGAAAAGAAAGCTAGGAGTTGGCACGGGAATGCACAAGGTAAAGCAGCTTTGAAGATTCTGAAAACTGCAAAGCATATGTATGAGAATGATGTTGCGTTTGCTCTTGCTTTTGAAAACACTTTTGAGCAAGCAAATGCAGGTGTGTTGCAGGAAAGTTGGATTAATCTAAGAGTTGATTTTTTACAATGGGCAGTTCCAAAAGAAGCCCAAGTATTTCTTTTCTTGCAGAGAATGATTGCGGAAGATGTATTGCAGTCAGTAGAGGATGTTTTAGAGAATTTGGATCAAGTTCTAGGTTGGGAAAAAAGATATGCAACAAAACTAAGTGGTAACTTGTTTGTAACTCTGAATTGGTTACAAACTTTTAAAGGTAAAGCACCAAGGTTATTTGAAATTGTTAAACCTTGGTTTACAGAGCATAAGGTAGATATTGTTGATGGACATGGAAAAATGTATATGAACTTCAACAATCCAGAAAACAATGAAAAGAAACTCTTGAAAATTATTCAAGAACGTAAGAAAAGTGGCGTTTGTTGGTTGTACAGTACTCTCCCTAGTGGAAGGTACATCGATGACATGTTATCTTTTTAAGTATTTTGTAAAAAACCTTGATTTTTAGGGAAAAATATTATATAATTATTATATATAATAAAAGTTTTTTTTTATTATATAGCTGTGGTTTGTATGGCCAGTAGTATTTAGTATTTTTTTTACTTCTGTGAACCTTGGAGATCGTAGGTGTTGATAGTTTAACTGTAAAATTGTGTGTGTAGCATATTAGTTTCCTAACTTGATCGGGGTAATGAATTGGATTGGAGGAGCACATGGATACAAACAAAATTGCGTTGCACAAGTTACATTGTCCATTATGTGTAAGGAGTGAAGGAAAATTCGACGGAGCTTTGTATTATGGTGCTCCTGAGTTTTTTATCTGTATTAGAGCACAAACAGAAAATATAAATGTAACATTGGCTCAAGTAGTTGAACATAAAATGATGTTAGAACATTTGTATTCAAAGAAAGAATTAGAGGAAATGGCAGTTTCTTATAATGCAGTATTGGATGAACCAGATGAAGGAAGTGCCAATTTTATTATGGAAAAACGTCTCGCAAAGATGTACAGAGAAGCTACTCAGTTGAAGTGCGGGATTTCTAAGATGATTTGGGAACAAGCGTTACCTGCTGTTGTAGATCAGTTAATAAACCAAATGAGTGAAGAAAAGATTAAAGCGGTAGATTTAGCTAACATTTTACAACTGCTATTGAAATGTGGACTTGCAATAAATGAAAATACCTTTGAAGATACGTATTGGAAACAAGAAGCAAATAAGGCTGCTGGAGCTGAATTAAAGAAAGTGGAAGCACCGGAGAAAAACATGATGAGTGAGTTGTCAAGAGATGGTATGAAACAGACTATTGATGCACTGAGACGTGCAAATAAGATGTTGGAGAAAAAACATGGTAGCACTGATACAAAGACCTAAGGTACATTCAAAACTACCAAAAGAATATTTGCTTAAACCCATGACTGAAGCTTTTAGAGGATTTTTAGGAGAGTTACCTAAAGAAGAAAGGATTGCTTTAGTTTTAACAAATCCAACACTTTTTGGGGAGTATTATATTAAGCCATATACTAGAAAATGGAATTCAAATACTGCAGATCATCAGTATTACATGATCGAGCAAATGATGATACATCATCACATTGTAATTCATGTTCCTGTAGAGCATGCTAAGAGTACATGGTTTAGTTTAGTACTTCCGCTGTGGTTTATGTGTAAAGACCGAAACACACAGGGATGTATCATTTCAAATACTGCAAGACAAGCGGAGGGATTTTTAAGAGCTATTAAATGGCATATGGAATATAATGAACTATTCCTAGCGGATTTTGGTGATTATATAATTCCTGCAAAGAAAGTTAAGTGGGCCGATAGTGCAATAATGATTGAAAGAGACAGTGTTCAACAATCAAAAGATCCAACAATTGCAGCTATTGGTACTGGTGGTGCAATTTTAGGTGCCAGACTAGATTGGGTTGTAGCAGACGACATCTTAGACTTAAACAACACCCAAACAGAAATTCTACGAAAGAAAGTAGAAGACTGGTGGCTTGAAATTATAGATAGTAGAGTAGTTGAAGACGGACGAAAGATTGTCTTAGGTACTTTACAACATACAAGAGACCTCCTGTGTTATTTAAGTGATTTAGATGAATACTTCTACGTACATTTAGATGCTCTCGACAAAAAAGATTTCAAAACAACCTTGTGGCCAGAACAATGGCCATATGAAAGGGTTATGAAGAAGAAATCGTCAATTGGTACTTTGCGTTGGAACAAAACAATGCAAAATGACAGATCAGCTGTTTCCGCTAAAATGTTGGATCAAAGTTGGTTGCATTATTATGATCCTTTGAATCTTCCTCCTAGAAGGCTACTCCGGATCTATATTGGAATTGACCCTGCAATAGCGGATGACAGAACGACAGCAGAATCCAAACAACTGGATAAGTTTGGATTGGTAGTAGTTGGGTTCGATGGCAGTCGGGCCTATCTACTAGAGGAATATTGTGACTGGTTAACATTTCCAGAACAGTTAAAACTTATAGATGCTTATAACAAAAAATGGCAACCATTTAAGATTGGAATAGAGAGTGTGCAGTATCAAAAAGCACTTGCACAACAAGCTTTTATGTTACATAGTTTACCACCAGTAGTTGCGGTACCTGTAGGTACTCAATCTAAGGTAACTAGAATTGAAAGTTTCTCTGTTTATTGTGAAACCAAACGTTTTTGGATTACAAGGGATCATCAACAATTTATTGAAGAATGGTTAGATTTTGAACCAGGTGCAAAAAGTCCAAACATTTTAGATGCTTGTTTCGTAGTAATGACAATGATTACTGCAAGGGGTAGACTAAATGAGGTACTGCTAATCGAGAATAATATCAAACATTGTACTTGGTAATATTGAAAGGAGACTAATATGAAAGAGAGAACTGAGAGAATTTTAGAACTAGCAGGAAAATGTATTGGTTATGACAAAATGATTGCTTCCATCAAGAACATGCAAGCGACTGTGAATGGAAAGCAAAATATACCTTTAGCATTTTTGAAGAAACTGAAGAAACTTGCATTTGATGAAATGGAAATGTTGGCAAAACACGAGCTAGATAATATCGAAGCAATAGAGTTGGCAGATAAAAAAGAAACTATAGTAGACAAAATAATTTCGGAAAAGAATAAAAAAATACCAATCCCAAAAACAAATGAGCAAAGAACTAGTGGGAGTGTAAAAATATGATTGATTCAACTGTTGTTACAAAACAACATATTGCCAGGGTAGACCATTGGATTAGAGCGTTCTTAGAAATTTTGGCGGAACGAAACAAAATGGGTGACTTCTTTCCACTAGTGGAAAAGGAACTTCTCAAGAGGGCAAAGAATCATGACAAAAGCAAATTGATGGATCCTGAAAAGCGAATATTTGACATCTATTCACCAAAACTGAAAAGTTGCACTTATGGATCCGCTGAATATAAAGGTTACTTGAAAGAGATGGAATTAGGTTTAAAACATCACTATAAAGCAAATCGACATCATCCAGAACATTTCAAGAAGGGTATCGAAGAAATGAATGTTTTTGATATTGTAGAGATGTTCTGTGATTGGAAAGCGGCTGTGGAACGTCATGAGGATGGAGATATCTACAAAAGCATTGACATCAATGCAGAGCGATTTGAAATGCCTGGTGATTTGACAAAACGTTTTAAATACACAGCACAAGAGTTTGATGGTACTGAAAGTGGATTTGATGAGATGAAAATAACTCTTTGGGATTATTTAGAAAATGCTAAAGCACTTATAAAGTGGTCTTTAGATGGTATATAGTTTGGCTACATTTTCTATAAGATGTGGTGGATTAGACGTGGGTGGGTGCAGTATCAGAAGATGGATCCTGATACTCTTTATTACATAAAGAAATGAGGTGAAGAAATGCCGGATGTAAAGAGAACACGCAAAAGTACAAGAGGTGAGTTGGGTGGTACTGGGAGAACTTTCAGTGCAAGGTTTGAATACTCGCTAGCAACTGATGAGTATTTAAATACGCTTAAGTGGCCATATGATATTTCCATTTACAATAAAATGGAGAGAAGTGATGCTCAAATAAAGGCAACTTTGCTAATGATGGAGTTACCTCTAAGGAGTACTAATTGGTTCATAAAACCAGCCGATAATTCTTCACAAGCAAAAAAGAATGCAGAGTTTATAGAGGAAAATTTATTTACGGGACCTCCAATTGGAATGTCCTTGCATTTTGAAGATTTTATAAAAGAAACTTGTTCAATGTTTACTTATGGGCATGCTATTTTTGAAAAGGTGTTTGAAGCAAAGAACGGTTGGTTGAAGTGGAAGAAGTTTGCACCAAGACCACAATCGACAATATATGATTGGTATTATGATGAAGTAGGCGATTTGAAAGAAATCGAACAAGAACTATGGCAACATAGTTTTAAGAGAGTAAAAATACCAATTGACAAACTATTAGTTTTCACACACGATATGAAACAAGGTGATTATCGTGGAAGGAGTGTATTGAGAACTACGTACAAACATTGGTCTATAAAAGATTTCTTATATAAAATCACTAATATTGGGATTGAAAGAAATCTTGTAGGTTCTCCAGTTGTTACATTACCAGAAAACTGGACTGAGGACGATTTAGATCGTGCCAAACAAATTGTTAAGAATTTAAGAGGAAATGAATTTGGTGGAGCTACTTTACCACCTGGCTTTTTATTAGAGTTATTTGAAGGTAAACGGACCTTAATAGATGTCTTACCATATATTGAATACCAGGATACTTTGATCAGTAGATCCATTTTAGCTCAGTTTATGAATCTGGGTACTAAGAGTGGTGGATCTTTTGCACTATCAAAAGACCAATCTGATTTGTTTATGATGATGTTAGGTGCTTGTGCAAAGTACATTTGTAACGTACTTAATGCATATGCTATTCCACAACTCATTAATTACAATTTTGCGAGTGATTTATATCCAAAACTAGCTTTTAAACCAATTGGTAATGATAAGTTATTATCCGTATTGAAAATGTTAGTAGAAGGTTCAATTGTAGTTCCTGATACTGATTTAGAAGTTTGGGCAAGGGATATGTTAGAATTGCCAGAGAAGTCAGAAAATGAAGAAGATATTTATTTAGTAGGACCTCAAGCGAAAAAGAAAGAACTTGAAGAACAAGTTGTTGCAAGAGAAGTAGCAACTGCACAAGCTGAAAGGGATGCCGAAAAGAAAGACGCTGCAGATAAAGTAAAAGATCAGGCCATGAAAGGTGATACAGCACCAAAAACAAAAACTGAACAAGCTGCACGTATTGGTACTGGTAAAAAAGTAAATGCAACTGAAGATACCATGCCTTGGAAACATATAAAGAAGACACCAGAGATTGAAAAAGTAGTCCTTAAACAGTTGACAGATTTAGTAAGTAGACCGTTAAATAGTACAACAATTGCTAAGACCCAAATACGTTTTAAAGAAGCAATGACAAATGCTGTTAAAGAAAGATATTTAAAAGAATACGATTTTGAAGACAAAGAAAAGTTTCTTATTAAAGCAGCTGCAATTGGTAATTCTATAAGTGAACAGATACGTGAATACTTCTTGCAAGACTACTTAACACACGAAACAGTAGACGTTGATAGAATACTTAAGATGTTAGATAAGGGTATTTTCTGTATTTAATTTTTCGATACATCATACGTTACTGGGGTACAGTAGATATATTAATGGATATAGTCGAATTTATTTTAAGGAAAAACATAAAATATTAAAACGAAAAAATAAATTGGACTATATCCATTAGATACAAAAGCAATTTAGAATGAAATTCCACTAGTGGAAAAGGGGTGAAAGAATGAGCGCTACTAGAAGGATTGATGGAAAATATGTAAAGAGTCCATGTGGTAGTTCTTCCGTTACAATTACACGTCCAGCTAATACAACTGCATATGATGCTGGTGATGTGTTTGGACCTGCTCCAGCTGCGAATCTTGAATTTGAGAATGTAGTTCCAACACCTGGAGGACATTTTTACATTACGGATTTAAAACTTGTAGTTGCTTTAGGTGCAGTACCAGCAGGGATGACAACTTGGACATTGCACTTATATAACGCAGCACCAACTGCTATTGCAGATAATGCTGCTTGGACATTACTTGCAGCAGATGCATCTAAATACCTAGGTTCAATTGCAATTACTGCACCTACTGATTTAGGTGAAGCTTTAGTTACTTGGGAAAAAGGGATTAATATGAAACGCAAATGTGTAGAAGGAGTTTCTTCAATATATGGTGTTTTAGAAACGGATGCAGGTTACACGCCAACTAGTGAAGAAGTGATTACGCTACAGTTAGAAACTGTAGTTGCATAGAAGGGGATAGAATGCAAGTGAGCAAAAAGATCAGGTTACTAATGGCAAACGTTGCAGAAAGTGATTACTTGTTGGATACATTATCACTTTGGGATAGTTGTGTATTTGCATTTAGTCCATACAAAAGGCTAAGTAAGAATTTTTCTGGAAACTTAGTAAACATAAGAAGAGGTAGTGATGATGCTACAAAAGCATTTGGGTATGATTCCAATGGCGACATTGACACTAGTGCTATTGAAAGTTGGTTAGCTGGTGCTGATGGGTTTGTAGTTTCTGTTGCAAATCAAGCAAATGAAAGTTATCCAATCTATCAAGATGATACTACGAAGCAACCAAAGATTGCCACTAGTGGAACAGTTTTAACCGAAGGTATTCTATTTGATGGAAGTGTAACCGCATTGATCATAGATGATTACGCTGCTTTGAGAATGACAGAACCTCCAATAAGTATTTATGGTACTTACAAAAGGGAAAGTTCTCATGTTGGATTTGTGTTTTGTCGGAATAACGTTGGTTCTGATGATGCGCAGTATTCAATATTGAATGATGGTACTAAAGTAAGTGCTTGGTGGGATGGAAATGAGAGATTGATTGCTGACAACCAAGAAAGCAATAATGACTTGATTGTATGGAATAGTATATTGGCTGATGGTTTGAAAATGAATACTAACGGAAATGAATCGAGTGGGTTATTCAATACTACATTAACTGATGTAGCAAATACATCGATTGGTGCTAGAAGAAACCCGACATCATTTTCAACAGTTTTTGATGGTGCAGGAAAGACAATTTTGGTATTCAATGCAGATGTGTATAGTTCGTATGCAGATCTAGTAGCAGGAAATATATAAGTAGGTGAGGATATGAAGCTATTTTACGTTTCAAAATTTGAGTATAAACTCAGTGAAAAGACTTCAGATATTGAAGTGTTAAGAGTTGGTAAGTGGGATCATCCTAAATATGGTTCGTTTGAAGTGACATTGAATGAATTGAATGGTTTTATAAAATCATTTGAGGACAATGTCAGAGGAATTCAGATTGCATTTGATCTAGAACATGGCGAAACATCTCATGGAACGGAAGCCGTTGCATGGGTTAAGAAATTGTCAAAAGATGGTAACAGATTACTTGCAACTGTAGAATGGACAGAATTGGGCTTATCCAAAGTTGCTAAAGGACAGTACAGATATTTTAGTCCAGAATTTGTTTTTAAATATGAAGATCCAGAAACTGGACAAACATATAATAACGTCTTGATGGGCGGAAGTTTAACAAACAAGCCGTTTATCAAGCGTATGGCTCCCATATTATTATCAGAAGAAGTGTATTCGGAAACACTTTCAGATATTGGAGTGACATCAATTTCAACCAAAAAGAAGGAGGAACAATCGATGAATAAAGAACTTTTAAAAGCTCTTAAACTATCAGAAAATGCATCTCAAGCAGATATTGATGGTGCAATAAAGAAACAGCTTGAAGAAGCAAAGAAACTTTCTGAAAGTATCACTTCTCTGAATAAGAAAATTGAAGATTTAGAAAAGGGTGCTACTTCAAAGGAAGATGAAATTAAAGCATTGAAAGAAGATAAAACTAAAGCAGCAAATGAAAACATTAAACTTGCGGATCGTCTTGTAATAATTGAAAAACAATTACTTGAGGAAGAATGGAAGAAACTTAGTGAAGATACAATTGCCGCTGGTAAAATGACACCCGCAATGGCTGAGAAGTTTAAAGCAAGTTTTATGAAAGATAAAGAAGGTACGAAAGCACTTATGGAAACATTGCAACCAATTGTAAAACTTGATGAACAAGGTTCTGCACATGGTGAAGGAGAAGTTAACACTTCACAGGCAGGTACAAAGCTTCATGACAAGGTCATAAAATTGATGGAAACTGAAAAGATTGCGGACTTCAATGTTGCTATGCAAAGAATAGTAGCTCAAGAACCAGAACTTTATAATCAGTATCGTTTAGAAAGGAGAGGTAAATAATGCATGGATCATTCCCAATTTTAACACTTCCCTTCGTTGCTGCAGAGGATTTGTCAAGTGCAGGTCAGTTCAGATTTGTAACACTTGCATCTGACACTACTGTTGCATTATCCGGAGCAGGAGAAGCTGCTGTCGGTGTTTTGCAGAATAAACCAGAATCTGGACGTTCTGCAACAGTAATGGTAATGGGTGTCACCAACCTAGTTGCTGGTGATACAATTACCAGAATGGCAAGATTAACACCAGATGCATCAGGAGATGCTGTTGCTACAACAACTGATGATGCAAATGTAAGTGCAATTGCATTAGTGGCTGCTGTTGATGGAGATGTATTTAGTGCTCTATTGACAATTGGAGCAACATTTAGTGGTACTGAATAATTAAAATTTTTTTTTAACATAAAGGAGTGAGAAGTATGCGCCCAACACCTCAGGACGTTCATGTTGATGCCATTCTCTCCAACATATCTGTTATGTACAAAAATAACATGTATATTGGAGATGCTGTAGCACCATTGGTATCAGTTGAGAAACAAAGTGACAAATATTACAAGTTTGACAAAGCAGACATGTTTAGATCTACCGCGGGCATAAGAGCACCGGGTTCAAGTTCTAAAAGACATGGCTTCACTCTTAGTACAGATTCATATTTCTGTGATGAAGTTTCAGATGCAACACAACTTGAAACTGAAACACTTCAGAATGCGGATGCGGTACTAAGAATGGAAACTACAAAGATCAATTTCATCACTGATAAGATTCTATTGAAGTTTGAAGAAGATATCGCAGCATTGTGTACTACAACTTCAAATTGGGGTTCAAATTATTCAACACCTGTAAACTTGTGGGATGATTATGAGAATTCTGACTTCATTACTGACATGGAAGACGCAATAGAAGCAATTGAAGGTGAAACAGGTCAAGACGTTAACCTGATAGTTCTTTCTTACGATGTGTGGAAGGTATTGAAACATCATCCACAATTGCTAGAAAGAATGTCTAGTAATTCAGTTAAGACCGCTACATTAGATTTACTAGCATCAATCATTGGAGTACCTAAGATCTTGATAGGTAAAGCACTCGTGAATTCCGCAAACTTAGGACAAACAGCTACTTATTCTAGGTTGTGGACAAAAGACGTATTCTTAGGACACGTTGCTCCAGCACCTGGATTAGAAACTCCAACTGCATTGTACACTTTTGTATGGCCTGAGGAAGGCCAGATCAGAGGAGTACGTACTTGGAGAGAAGAAGGCATTCATAGTGACATCTACGAAGCCTTCATGCGTTATGACGCGAAAGTAGTAGGTAGCGATTTAGGTTACCTATTGAATAACGTTATTTCGTAAGTTTAACAGAACCAAAACTTTCCGGGATTGTTTCCACTAGTGGAACATCCCGAGATTCCCTTAATAGGAGGTTACTTAAATGGATAACTTTATTGGCTTTTTCAGAAAACTTACCGCGAATAAAGCAAAGATTAATAAGGAACTAGTCATTGGTAACAAAACAGTATTTGATGGTACCGGAAAGACATTTTTTGTAGATTCTGGTGCTTCAAATGCAGCAAATACCAATAACGGTAGAAGTTGGGCATCTCCGCTCGCGACAATAGCTGGTGCAATCGCTAAGTGTACCGCTAATCAAGGAGATGTGATTGTTGTAGCTGAAGGACA